AAGCCACGATTTTCATATCATCTCCCTCAAGTGCACCCACTCTGTATCGGTAGGAGCCTTAGTAAGTCTGAAGAACGATTCTTCTAAACCATTGTCCATTGTGTCGTGAACATGACCATGTGCTATTAGATTCTTCTCAAGAGGCATTTCATCTTTTAAGTTCCAGTTATAGTAACCGTCTTCCATTACTTTAAATCCTAAGTCCTCTATTGCCTTCTTAGCGTCATCGTTAAGTAGCCACTGGGGTGCTTTAAACAAATTATTGATCTCAAGACCTACATTTGCAAACATCTTCTGTCCTGTAAGCACACGATTCCTAGCTTCAGTATGTGTTAGTTTTTCAAACTCTCTAGGTGCGTGTGTTAATCCATGAATTGATATCTCCATCCACCCATTGTCTACTGCCTCCATAACCCTGTGAACCCAGGGCTTGTAGTCGCTATTTGTGATAGGAGTACCCTTTGTATTCGGAGATAGTCTTATCTCCCAAGGAACGGTAAACATAGTAACTTTGAAGTCTGGGTATCTCTCTCTGATTTGATCTAAGATATCAAACCTGTGATTTAATGGACTGAAGTCGTCATAATTAACTGATATTTGCATATTCCTCCATTATATACTTACAAAACATATCTCTAGTAAGGTAGTGTTGTGAGCTTTTAGATTGACCCACCCCCATATCAGATATATTATCATATCCAAAGTCGCCCTTTGCTGGAACAATAAAGTTGGTGTTCTTCAACATATATTTGTTTGCCAAGCTAAACAGCAGATCATCTATAAACTCAGAGCCAATCTTTTCTCTATTGCGGCAGTGCATATCTACAGAAGCCCCAATAACCTTATGAGGGAGTAGCATGCTTCTAATCAGATAATCAACCTCTACCATTATATGAGTACTCTCTGTCATTCCAGAGGTATATGGGGTGTCTCCAGGAACTAATCTGCCTCCCTCAACACCAATGATAGAACCAGGTAGATTCCGAGCATACTTAATAAGATTCTCTACATATCTTGTACCTGGAATCATGTCATCGTCTATTGTAAGAACATAGTCAGCAGCACTCATGGCAGCCAAGCTGTTCCTAGCCGTAATGTGGTACATGTCAGTCGTTCTAATATAGTTCACACCTTCTACATCTAGGTCAATCTCTCCATCATCAAAGACAGTGATATACATGTGTTTGTAAGTCTGGTTCTTCAAAGCATTAATTAGCTTCAGCATGTTCTCGCTTCTCTGAGCATAGTGAGCCATCACCAGAACTTCAACCGAGTAGTTTTTCATGTAATCCTTTTTGAGTATCTTCCATGAAGGCCAGTACTCTTTTCTCCTTTTGGCTTTCATGCCAGTAAACCTTCTCCTGAAACTTCTTAACTGTTTTCTTAGCCCACTCCATTTGCTCTAGTGAGTTACCTATAGCCATACCGTACAACTTCCCGTCTTCACCATACTCGTCAAAGGCATAAGCCATTGAGAAATTCTCATGCATAACCACTGGGCAGCCACACATAATGGCTTCACTGCCTATTGAAGTATTGGAGAATATATAACACCACTCACTACTACGCATGAGTTTAATAAGGTCTTTTCTGTCTTTTGGGAAATCATGGGTAATTGCAGTTAGGTCTTTCATGTCTTTTAGAATTGATGTATCAACCTTACCGCCCATTCTACCGACGTAACAAATGTTGCCCTTTCTCTCAAACTTCTCGTCTTCATTAAACAAACTAAGATCAACGGTATTAAAATGACAAACCTTAACTTCTCCACCCCAATGCTTAGGAAACAATGTCTTTGCAAAGCACCACACATCATCTACTCCAGCCAAATCAACTTTGCCCCTACCAATCTTCTCATAGTCAGCCTGGATGTACTTAACTATGTAATCACCGCCATAGGTTAAATGATTGATGTTCTCAGGAGAGACAACAATGCACTTATCGTCTACGCCTTGTATGTTGTTTATTTTAGGAGTGTTTAGATCTGGATGAGTAATGTCGGTAGCCATGTAGGCTTTACCACCAAGCTCGTTAATTAAGTGACAAAACTTATGAATCAATACATTGCCCGCTGATGTCTCATCATAGCCAAAGTAGGGAAAAACATAAGGGTATTGTTTCATGCCTTTGTGGTCTTTTCTTCTTTCCTTCTCTCAAAGTATTTCTTGTATTTCTGTTGTTGTCCTTCAGTGCCGTCTCTGTGAGTGATTCTATGCTTGGGGTAATAGCAGGGCATATATCCCATTTTCCTAAAAGCCATGCTAGCTTCTGCATCCTGATTGCCATGTAACATCTGGTCTTCCCATCTAAAGCTGTCATAAGCCTTAGCGTCTATAGCGGCAAAGATTCCTCCTATGTGGTTGGTAACTTCAATAAACTCATCGCCAATCATTCCAAACCCTATCCTTCTAGCACCGCCTGGGTTGTGAAAGAGTCCTTCAACATAAGGTGAGATATAGGCCATGTGGTTTCTTTTCCACATATCCACAATATCTTTTAACCATCCATACGTCTGGAACTCAACGTCGTTATCCACTTTTATGATAATGTCATACTCTCCAGTGTCCTTAATAAGCTCTATAAGGTTGTTGCTGGACTTGGTAATACCTAAGTTCTTCCCAACATCCTTGCGGTCAATGATTGCGTTGGTGTCTTTAATCAACCAATCTAGTGTTCCATCATCTCCATTGTCTCTACAGAACCAGTCAAACTCATAGCCTGCTGTCAGCATCATCTCCCTATAAGTATCCTTAGAGTAATCCAATCGGTTGTAGTGAATAGTAAATATGGCCACCTTAAAAACGGAGTCGTCGTTGCTTAAATAAGGCAGCCGTATTTCACATCCACTAGGACTAAACGTGGGTACAAACAGCATCCCCAGCTTAGGATGCATATACATATCTGTTTTAACTTTCTGTGACTTAGCGTCTTCATGTAAATAGTAATCAAATGTAAACTCCTCAATCCTCTTAAACTTTAATCCAGCCTTAGCCATCCTCACCCATACATTCCAATCTACAAACTTGGGTAGCTTCTCATCCCAGCCACCAATCTCAAACATAGCCTCACGTCTCATCATGGCCGCTGAAGTGTCTATGTAGTTTCTAAGCATGAGAAACTGTACATCAAAGTCAAATGCTATCCCAGCCTCTTCACGAGGTTTAATCCACATATCTCCATAAACAATGTCCAAGTCTTTGTTTCCATCTAATTCCGCTACTAGAATCTCAAAAGCATGTTCACGGTACTGCACGTCGTCATCTAAGTAGCAAATATATTCACCTTTGGATTCTTTGGTGCCCAAGTTCTTAGGCTTGGTATCACTACCAGAATTAGAGCCGGTTTTGAGGTATCTAATGCGGTCGTCTTGATAGGAGTTTACTACTTTTTTGGTATCATCGGTGCTTGAGTCGTCTACAATGACCAATTCCCAGTCTTTAAACGTCTGAGACAAAACTGAGTCTATTGCCTTTGGTAAAAAATGATCTGCTCTGTTATAGGTTGATATAATACAGCTAATCTTTGGCATCAATCCCCCATTTAATTCTTATTGAGTCTAGCCTCTTCAAAATACCACGACGAACTAAGATCTGTAGTAAGTCACCACGACCACGTTTGATAATCTTCTCTCCTAGAGTGTCTTTCTTCTTGAAAACTAACCTATATGAATTTAGTGGGATGTGTCCCTTTGTGAAGGTGGCTATGAATGACGATCCTAAGAATATCCCTCCAATGTGATTGAGTCCACGCTGTCTGACTCTAAAACGAGGATTAGCTTGCTTCAGTAGTGTTTCAAGCCTTCTTGGGTTCATCTTTTGCCATTATATCTAGTTGGCTTAGTAATTGATACTCGGTACCAGCTTCATCGTTTACCCATACAGCACTATAAGCACTGTAGAAGATCTTATCTCCTTTAGAATACTCGGTAGCTCCTGGGTGAAATATCTCTCCATACCTCAAGGATTCCTCCTGTTGGCTTGTGCCTCCTGACAGGTAAATGCCTGAGTCGGTTTTAATCTTCTCACGCTTAATACCTTTAACAAGCACGTTCTCATTTGTTGGGATAATCATGTGTCTGTTCCTTTCAAAATTATTATAGCACAACCAAAAAGGCTCCCGAAGGAGCCTAATTGGATGATACTACAAATTTTATTGTGTAGCAGCAGACTCAACACTATACATGAAGTTGTCGTTGAGAATTTTGGCGGTAAAGCCAGCCTTCCAACCAACGTCACTGTACATTCGTAGAGCACTTCTTGGAGAAGGACTATCCACATAAGTGGTTAGGTTTTGAAGTTCGGAAACTCCAAATGCTTCTTCGCCGAAGAAAAGTGATTGATAAACCTCTACGCCATCAGAGGAACCGGAGTTCACTAAGATAGGAGCTTGAGTGGTGTTCAAGAAACGAACACCATATAGTTTACCGACTTCACCGTTGTAAACTTGTCCAATACCCTGTTCGGTATAGATGGATGCGTTTACCCAGTTACTGTCACCTTGCAAGTCATACTCAACATCAGGGTGAATGACGGCCATAAATGTGCCGCTCTTCATCTGAGGTTTAGCATTGTTGCTTTTCAGCTCACGAACAGTCTTACGAACATCTGCAACTTGCATAACGTCTGTGGCTGAAATAGAAGTTCTATTTGCAACGCCAGAGGCGTAGATAATGCTTGTGGTTGCGGCGGCAATGTCACGAATGACAGTGTCAATGCTCAAGGCTGCTTCATAAGCCAAGAGTTCAACTGCGGATGAAATTGAATTATCAATTGCAGTTAAGCTCAAAATATCGGTAACTTGTTCAAAGTTGCCGTATTGGCTAATGGTTGCGGATACTAATGATGCGCTCAATCCGCTTGGCGTTGGGTCTGTACCTTCTGTCAGTGCTGAAGTCTTAGCACTTGGATTGGTATATCGGTTCCAAACGACAGTTTTACCTTCGTTAGCTGGAACGACACCAATGCGTCCAAGTTGTTTGTAGACAAACTCTGCTTCGGCTCTCATAAGAAAGCGTCGGTCATAGTAAGACTTGACAACTGAGGAGAGGGTACCAGTGGTTGTTAATGCCATTGTTGTTTCTCCTAATAATTATTACTTTTGTAAAATGCCCTTGTGATCAATAAATTGACCAGCTTTGGGGAGTATTGACTCTAGTTCTTCCAATGAGAGTTTAGAGTAATCAATATCTCCGCCTGTTTTAGACGTTTTACCAGACTCAACATAAGCTCTATTCTTCTGTTTTGTCTTTGCAGCTCTCTTCCTTTGAGTAGTTCCGTCACTACGAGCAGCCTCATAAGTTACGATTTTAACTGCTTCTTCCAGGGATAAACCCGGAATGCTCTCTTTACGAGAGATTGCAGCATCAAGATCAGCGTCAGAAACGCCTTTAAAAGAATCGCGAATAGCGTTAAGCTGTTCGGATGCCTTCTTGACTTCAAAATCTTCCTTAATTGGTGAGATACTTTTTTGTATCTCTTCATTTACGACGTTACGCAAAAGGTCTAGAGCTTGTTTCTGCTCTTGCGGTAAGTCGCCGTATGGATCTTCAGACTGAGGAGCATTTGACTGCTTTATCTCTTCACGAAGTTCCTTCATCTCTTGCGACAGTTGAGTAGAATATCCTTCGGTTGTTTGATAAGCCCTTACGAGTTCATCAACGCTTTTAAAGCCTTTCTTCTCTGAAAGCTCTTGAAATGCTTGTCCGTGTTCTGGGGCTTCAAGAACCTCCTTCTCTTCGGAAGAAGTTTCAGGTGATTTAGCCGTACCAGCCTCAGCTTTCACTGCTTGTTCCAGTTTTAGTAATTCGGGGTTGTTGGATAATTCCGCACTCCCACCCTTAACTTCACTGGAGGCTGCGTCGGTTTTTGGTTTAGACATAAGTCTCCTTTAACCGTTGTAAGCTACGAGCAACAAAGCAACTAGCTTTGTGCGTATATAAGGAAACAGACGGAACAGTCAATTAAGAAAGAGAGCTGCCTTGCTGCTTGTAACCTACAACTTATTTACTTTTTAATTAGCTGCTCTTGTTTCTTGCCTTTGGAGATGATCGTGTCAACCTCCTGCATAAGAGCATTAATTCCATCTAAGTACCCCCGTCTATAGCGGAAGTCCTCAAAGGATTCAGATGCTAAGACTGATTCTTTTGCATCCTCACAAAGGATATCTAATTTACTCTCTAGGAGCTTGTATCCTTCATGCAATTCTAGTTCGGCAACTAATTTGCCTTGATGTATTATCCGGCTCTTGGCATCACGGATTTCTTTTGCTGTTTTCATATTAATCTTTATCTGTATGTTCGTACCAGGTTAAATTGAAATTACATTCATTGGCTGAACCAGCAACCTGATTTGATGCTAAAAAATAATAGGTAGTGTTTTGTTTTAATACAAATTCTTCAGCAGACCTACCCATTCCACCTACTTTTTTACCAGAGCCTATTACGGAATGACCTAAAGTAATTGGAGTACCAAGGGTCATGGTTGGATCAAACACCATGTCTGTAATTCCTGATGTGTTGCCAGAATTTCTGTTTGAATTAAGTGGAGTAATTGCAGTTCCACCAGTCCATGAAGTTACATTCTCATAAAGAATAATATCTGCCTCTAATTCAACATCTACTGCAAAAATCATATGTGGCCACTTTGTTGTATTTGGAGTTGTAAAAGCTATTCCAAAAGTTCCACCATTAGGCATATCCTTGTTTATTCTAGTTTCATAATGGCTTCCCGAGTGAACCTCACAATGTTCATAGTCAATAGTACACAATGAGTGTGTTGATCCGTCTTGCTTAATTGGCTTGACAGAAGTATCACCAACTCTTCCATAAAGAGCTGCTGCTGTAACCAGTCCATTAGTTCCATCTAAATTATCAGTAGATCCTGAATTAGACACTACATCCGCATCATCCGTTCCATCAGTTACATAAACCTTACCAATGGTATTAGTTCCAGCAGCTAGAACGTTGTCTTGTCTTACCCAAGCTGCACCGTCCCAATACATTGCTCCCTTTGTCCATAGGGGTGGATCAACTGTTTTATCGGCTGAATAATTAGCTAAGTTCTGAACTGTGTATTCTGATTTGTGATCGCTAGCCATGTTTCCTTTTTGCCATTACAAAGTGATAAAGCCTATCAAGCCTTACTCCACGCTCTTCGTTTGGTTCTCCGAGTCCTTCTAATAGCTTACTTATAATCATCTTACCCGTTTCTGCATTATTCTCTAACCTACCATCTTCTATAAACTTGTTAACAAAGCCGGTTACCTCATCTATCTTTGATTTAGTATTGCTTTGGTTTAGGTTGTACTCCTGACCTAGTCCAAAGAACTCTGCTACGAGTGGTTGTCCTGCCACCTGTTCATAGTCAGAGAATGGAACATCCTCTTTTGATTCATTAACTCCAAAGTCCACTCCTTCTGATGTAGTCCTTACTTTAGACTCAATACTTTCTCCAGATGGTTGATTTGTTTGCAATGCCTGCCTAAACGCAAAGTCACTCATTTAAACCCTTTCAGGAGCTAATGCGCTTTGTAAAATCCCTTGCTGGTCTAGTTGTCCTGGTCCTGGGGCTGGAGCCTCCGCCAAGCTGGGTAATGGTTGTTCTAGCGGAGCTTCTCCAGTGCCAGGTGTTAAAAGTTTATCAAGATTCTTAATACCAAAGGTCTCTAAAACCCTTTTCTTTAATTCACGTTGATTAACTTCGGGATCACCTGCAAATATCTGGAACATCTCCATAGTTTGCTTACGCTCTACAGCTTCATTGCTTGGAAGTGTAGAACCGCTTTGTACCATTACATCAAAATTTCCTCTCAGATCATCTGGTTTAATTGTTGTCCACTCAAATCCTTCGTCTCCCATAATACGAATTACTTTTTCCTCAGTGAGGAACTGTTCGTTTAGAGAGACCATCATGCGACCAATCTCTTCAATGCCGTACTCAAGGTTTCTAATCTTTAGTCTAAATCTAGCGTTTCCTGCTTCTTGAATGAGTGAGATACCAGTAGCGGTATCATTAGCTAGTGCATCAGATCCAACTCCACGAGTGAAGTCTGAGACTCCTGTGGTTTGTTGAATATCGCCCTTGATTAAAGTCTCTTCGTTGTAGCTTGATCCGGTAACATCAGGCATTATTAAAGGCTCTACACCATTAATGTCGTCTGTATGTACAACACCACCCGCATCACTTACTAACTCATCCTCATCTACATTGGCTCCGTTCTTAACCTTCCACATTCTGTTAAGAGCTAGGGTAATGTTATCCATTCTCTGATTGCGACGGTCATTAAGCTCATACTGTAGTGTTTCAATAGGTTCTAGTTCACCAATGCCTAAGAACTCGTGAGGAACTGATTGATCCACAATCCTTACAAACGGCTTCTTGCCGTGTCTATAGGGGTTTGGTTCATCTCTAACAACGATAGATCTATTGGCAACTGTGACTACTCTGTCGTTCTCCCAGTACTCAATTAACTCTATCATCTGCTTACCCTCTTCATTGGCTTCTAGAGAATCTGGAACAGCAACGCCCAATACTCCTCTGCGTTGAGCCTTCTGGTCATCATCAGATACTATAGCTGCATTCTCTAAGAGAGAGATATTCTTATAAACACCTTGTTTTTGTAACTCTTTTAAGTGATCAAGCCCTCTGTACATTCTGTGTGCAACCCAACGAGATGATTCTATATCAATAGCTCGTGGATCCCAAAAGAAGTCATAAAGGTCAATCAGCTCAATCTCTGGTCCGTCAAAAGTTGTCTCTTCAACTTCTTCTTCTACGATTCCTAGTTCTGGGAAGGTTTCATCTACTGGTTCTTTCTTAACGACTTCAGCCGTCTCTGTTTTCCAAAAGACCTTGATGATAGCTGTGCCATACATTAACTGAGACTTAACTGCGTCTTCCATAATGTCATCAGCGTTCATAGCTTCCCACTCAAAGTCAATTAACTTAGATTGAATTTCAGCATACTCTTCATCCGCTGCCTCACGAGGCATTACATCAATCTGAGGACGCCTTGCCACCATTCTAGGTGCTAAGGTCTCTACAGTTGAAAATGAATAAGGAACCCAAACATTAGACTGCCAAGGGTAATTGGTGTCATCCAAGTAAGATCGGTACATTTTATAAAACCGATCCCATTTCTCTTTGAAAGGTTGTCTCCAGGTTAGGGAATGAGTGTATTTGTTAACTATCTCTTTTGCTAAAGTCTCGTTGGACCTTGCTTTGCTTTTTCTTGCCATATCACCTCTTTGGGTGACGGCTCCGCCGTTTACATTAAAATATCATCTAACCCTGCCGTATGTCAAGCGTGGCCTAGATGATTGTCGGTATTCTCTCTTGCCTCCACCCATGTAGTTCATAGCAAAGTATCTAATCATATCCATGGCGTCATCTTCTCTTTTTAGGGGTACGTTCTTAATAACACCCTGTGTCTTATTCTCCATCCAGCGATACTTCTCAAACTCATCTGCTACCCATGTTAAGTTCTTATTAAACATCAGTGTTGGCTTACCAGTATCGTGTCTTACCTTTAACAGTTCTGCTACCTTAGTGATTCCCATTTGAACACTGTCTGGTCCTTTAACTACAGGATTGAAGTGTACTCCTTCACGTGAAAGTTCTTCTAAATATAGGGGTTGAGCACTATCGGCTATTGCGTTGGCTATTACCTTACCAGCATCCTTGATCTTAACTATGTCTGCTGTCTCTTGCATGGTTAGTCCTGGTTGGTATAGACCGTCGTACATGTAGATTAAATTACCTACGCTGTTAATGGCAAAGTATCCTATTGCAGTCTTATGATTAAACCCAAAGTCAATGGCCCTTGTGTAGTTCCATCCTTCATCTAGCTTAGGGATATCTACCATGTGTAGGTTACGTCTAAACGACTTATACACCAATCCACTCATCTTCTTAAACTCACCAAGTATTTCCTGAGCAAATGAGTCTTCATCCATCTCTACCTTAGACTGGTATATTTCTTCTTCTGGAATGTGTGGGTTGTCGTAAGTAGTAAAGTGAAATGATTGCCAGTCATCATCTACTCTCTCATAGAGTTCTTTAAAGTGATTGAATCCGTTGGGTGTACTGATAAACCATACGTCAGCCTTACTATCCATTAGCGTTGGCCTAGTAACCTTCCACACCTCATCCCACTTATCTATAAACGCTGCCTCATCAAAGATACAGAAGTCTATTCTCACACCCCTAAGGGAGTCTGGGTTGTCTGCGCCCTTTAAGTGTATCTCGCTTCCATTTATTAGCTTAAACACTAGCTCTGTTTCGTTCTTCTTCTTAATAACCTGCTCTGGAATTAACTCTATAAGCATTGACCACATAATAGATTTAGCCTGTTTGTATGTAGGAGCTATATACCAAACGGTTGTTTTCTCATTCTCACTAGCAAACCAAAGCATGCGAAGTGAGGCGATGGTGCTTTTCCCAGCCCTACGACCACAATTAATAACTAAGTATCTATGAGTATCTTCCCAAACCTTCTTCTGCCAGTCTGATCTTGCTATTGTCATTTAACATCCACTAGACCCCTGA